TATAAAAATAGACGCGGAAGATGGAAAGGCATTTATCTTTGGGCAAAAGCAAATAGAGGAGTTTGTAGAATTGATCCTCAATTTGTTACTAAATGGAATTATGAATTAATTGAAATGGAAGATTTAAAAATTCATGTAAGTGAGGAGTCTGCATTTTAATGACATATGATTATGACAAAAATTTAATTAAAGAATCTTTAACAATAGATCAAGTAGAGGATCTCCTTGTGGAATTTGGTGGAGAACCCCAAAGAAATGGAAATATTATTATATCAAAAACAATTTGCCATAATCCCTGTCATTGTGGTAATCATAAATTATATTACTATGAAAATAGTCATTTATTTCATTGTTATACAGATTGTGGCGAAAGTTGGGATATCTTTGAATTAACTCGAAAAGTAATGAGTCGAGAGCATCCAAAAAGTCACAATATACAAACAAGAGAAGGAACTTTTGTATCAACCGAGTGGAATTTGCCAGAGGCTATTGATTTTATAGCAAGAAAATTTGGTTTTGCGCCTAATCAGAATGAAGATGATTTTGATTTATCTATTAAAGATGATTTAAAAATTTTTGATAGATATGATAGAATAAAAGATATAAATAAACTTACTCAAAAGGTAGAACTTAAAGAATATGAAGGTAATTTTTTAAAGCACCTTCCACATCCTATTATATTTCCTTGGATTAAAGAAGGAATAACACAAGAGGTAATGAATATTCATGACATTTGTTACAACCCAGTTAATCATGCTATTGTTATTCCTCATTATGATATAAATGGAAGATTAATAGGTATTAGAGAAAGAACTTTAATAAAAGAAAATGAAGTATATGGAAAATATAAACCTGCGTATATAGGACAGAAGATGTATAATCATCCTTTAAGTTTTAATCTTTACAATCTAAATATAAGTAAGGAAAATATCTCCCGCATGAAGAAAGTATTTGTGTTTGAGGGAGAAAAAAGCTGTCTCCTATTCGGATCATATTTTGGGATAGAGAATGATTTATCCGTTGCAGTATGCGGAAGTTCATTTATAAATTATCAAGCTTGGCTTTTGATTGAACAAGGAGCAGAAGAAATTATTATCTGCTTTGATAAACAGTTTCAAGAAAAAGGCGATGATGAATTTAAAAAATTAACAAAAAATTTAACAAATATACATAATAAATATGGCAAATATATAAATATTTCTATTATATTTGATAAAAATAATTTATTAGGTTATAAGTCTAGTCCTGTTGACGAAGGAAAGGAAAAATTTTTACAATTATATAAAGAGAGGATAAATTTATATTAATTATATGCGGTGGCGGAATAGGTAGACGCAAATACAAATTCATGAGGATTCAGCAGTTAACGGTTGGCGGTCATGCGAGGATTGAGACTACGTGCCGAAAAAGCGGAACCAGGAGGAGTCCATTAAACTCAAATCATGAAGAAAAAGACCGTATGTAGGGTGCAAATCCCTACCCGCATTTTTAAAAAAATAAAAAGGAGAAAATAAAATGAAATATAAATTAATTAATCCTCCTAATAATAAATATACGGCTAAAGGTCAAATACTTATTAATAGAGGAATGAAAGAAGAAGATTTAATTCATTATATGAATTTAACTGATGATGATATAAATGATCCCGATACTTTTGGTCATGAATTACTTGTAGGAGCATCTTCAACTATTTTTCAAATTATAAAAAATGAAGATGACATATGTGTTATAGTAGACTGTGACTGTGATGGTTATACAAGTTCTGCAATACTTATAAATTATTTATATAATATTGCACCTGAATATACTGAAAATCATGTTCATTGGTTTATGCATGATAGTAAACAGCATGGGTTTGCGGATGCTATGGATTGGATAGAAAATATGAATCCTAATTTAGTAATTGTACCTGATGCTGGAAGCAATGATAAAGAACAAATGCAAAAACTTTATGATGATGGGCGGAAGATTATTATCCTTGATCATCATGAAATTGAAGGGGAACCTTTTGAAAATTGTTATTTAATTAATTCTCAATCTCCAGAATATCCTAATAAAAGTTTATCTGGGGCAGGAGTTGTTTATCAATTTTGCAGACATTTAGATAGAGTAAATGAAACTAATTATGCAAATCAGTATCTTGATTTATGCGCATTAGGTTTAATTGGAGATATGATGAGTTTACAGTCATTTGAAACTCGTAGATTAATAGATAAAGGAATTAGACCTTCCGCAATCTGTAATCCTTTTATTTATTCAATGTGGCAAAAGAATAAGTTTAAATTAGGTGAAGTGCCTACTGCCTGGGGATTTACTTTCTATATTGTACCTTTTGTTAATGCTATCACACGAAGTGGAACTATTGAAGAAAAAGAACTTGTATTTGAGTCAATGCTTTTTCATAAAGCAAATCAAGAAATTCTTTCTAACAAGAGAGGGCATAAGGCAGGAGAAAAAGAAAAATTAGTAGATCAAGCAATTAGAACCTGTACCAATGTTAAAAATAGACAGACTAAGGCGGAAACACAAGGATTAGAACTTATAGAAACATTAATTGAAAAAAATAATATGATGCAGCATAAAGTATTATTATTTTTATTGGAACCAGGAACTATAAAACCTGAAATTAGAGGGTAAGCAATTTGCCCTTAAACCTTTTACCGTTTATCAGCGGGGTATTTTATTTAAAATTTTTTAATATTATTGGGCAAAAATAAATAAAATGCTAACGAGGAAACCTAAATATAAATAGAAGGAATAATAACGAAAAGAATCCCTCTATTTTATACATGGCAATCTCGTGGGAAGACTTTAAGTTATTATTTATCTTCTTAAATAAATAAATAAATAAAAAGGAGATAAATAAAATGAAAAAATGTATTTATAAAATAACTAATTTAATAAATGGAAAAATCTATATTGGACAAACTAATAATTATAATAGACGACATAGAGAACATAAAAATAAAATGTATGGAAATTGTGAAAAAGTTCTTTATAATGCTATTAATGCTTATGGATTCGAAAATTTTGAAATGGAGCAAATTGAAGATTATATTGAAAACTATAATGAAAGAGAGCAATATTGGATAGAGTATTATGATTGCAAAGTGCCTAAAGGATATAACGTAGACCCTGTTCTTAATCATTCTGACACAAATATTTATATTGATGAAAATACAATTCAATTAATATACCAAGATTTAAAAGATTTAACCTTATCTTTTGATGAAATAGCTGAAAAATATGATTTAAAATCAGCACAATCTATTAGAAATATTAATAAAGGAATTACTCATCGAATTGAAGGGAATCAATATCCTATCCGAAAAACAAGAAATGATTTAGCCCAAGAAAGAGCTTTGTTAGTCATTCAAGATTTAAAAAACACTGATTTAAAATTTTCAGAATTAGCTAAAAAATATAATTGTAGTTCCACCGCTATTTCAAATATAAATACTGGAGAACGATGTAGACAAAAAAATGAAGTATATCCTATTCGAGAAAATACAAGAAAAAGTCAAGTCTTTACTCAAGAAACTATTGATGAGATATATAATGATCTTATAAATACTCAAATTAAATATAGTGATTTAGCAAAAAAATATAATTGTGGAACAAAAGTTTTTCAGCATATAAATCAAGGAACTCTTCATCAGAAAGAAGGATATACTTATCCATTAAGAAAAGAATCCTATAAAAAGGGAATGGAAAAAGTCCCTCAAATCATCCATTTATTAAAGACAACTAGCATGACATATGCAGCGATAGGAAAAGAAGTTGGAGTAGATCCATCTACAGTTTCTAATATAAACCGTGGAAAATCACACAAGCAAGAAAATATAGAATATCCAATAAGAAAATAATAACTTAAAGTAACCTGTATCGACTATCCTGGGTTAGACTAGGAGTACTGGAACTATTGATACGTTCTGGGAAATGGGGTTCTATACGATAGTATAGTAAAAAATAGTCAGTGCCAATGGAAACATTGGAATATCACGTAATTGCAAATAAGTTAATGGCTAGGTATCAAAGACCTTGTTGTATGCTTACTAAAACAGAAGAAAGTTATCAAGGTAGCGCTCGCGGCTGTGATAAAGTAGGCGTTACAGAATTTAAAGATATATGTGCAGCAACTGGTGTTGTAGATTATGTAGCAGGTTAACACGATGGCCTGTAGATACCTTTTCCGTTTATCAACGGGGTTAATTATTTTAAAAATGTCTTTTCGTCAGGACATTTTTGAATAATTAGCTAACGAGGAAACCTAAATATATATGAAAAGAGAAATAAAATCCCATTTCATATATACATGGTAATCTCGTGGGAAAATAATATTTTATTCTTTTCTTTATAATTTTAAAAGGAAAGGAATAATAAGATGGAAAAATATATTTATAAAGTCACTAATTTAATAAATAATAAAATTTATATTGGACAAACTGTAAATTGGAAAGAAAGATTTGCTCAGCATAGAAAACTTGGATATGGCAATGATGAAAACAAAATATTTTATGATGCCATAGATAAATATGGAATTGATAATTTCCAATTTGAAGTAATAGAAGGCCCAATAGAAAATTATAATGAACGAGAGCAATATTGGATAGCTTATTATCATAGCTATATTAAAGATCCAATATATGGAGATAAAAAAGGATATAATATGACTCCAGGAGGAAATGCTCCTCCAATCCATAAAGGAATAGATAGTCCATTCTTAAAGCATGACATTAATGACCAATTAAAAGTTAAAGACTTATTAAAAAATTCTACTTTAACAATGAAAGAAATTGGTGAACAAACTGGATATGACACAAGTGCAGTTAAAAGAATTAATTATGGAATTATATGGTATGATGAAAATTTAGACTATCCAATTAGAAAACCTGAATTAACAAAGCAAGAAGCTAATGATAGAGCATTGGAAATTATATTTGAATTAAAAAATACTAATGCTACTCAAAAGGAAATAGCTGAAAAATTTGGAGTATCTAGAAGT